GAGGTAACATAACCTGGGAAGACACTGTGCTCAAACAGGAAAAAATTTTGACACAGGAGAATACGTTTGGAAGCCATTATGATGGAAAACACAATGTTTGGACCTTTGTTTGGCACACAGAACAACTGGATGTGTACAGAGATGGCACCAACGAAGTTGGGCAACTAGACAATGATTTTGATAATGTACCCATAATCAACTTCTGTAAAGAAACAGCCACCTTTCCCAGTGCGGCATTTTTGACAACTGACACAAGATTCAAAAACACAGTCTTTAACTATCTAGGCGTACAAAATAAATAATAATGTCAATCAAGGCAAAACTCAGGCTCATAAAGGCATCAACTAATTCCCAGTAAGAATTGACCGAAAGTAAATTATGAGCACTACAGAACTAGAAAAACAAAATTTAGAAGCACACGTGGACCTATGTGCCGAGAGGTACAAAGGCTTACACGACAGGCTGTCTGCGATCGAAACAACTCTTAACAGAATGAACAACGATCTAATGGTGAACCACAAGAGCACTGGTAAAACTCTTATCATGACAGCAGGAACAGTGGTAGCAGGTTTGCTGTCCACGATAGTAGTGATTCTAATGAAAATGTAATCCAACAAAAAACTTTATGTTTGCTAAAATTTCTCGTCACGCACGAATCTATGTGAATGAAAAACAAATAGACTTCCTGGCCAGGCACCAAGGACTGTGGCCTATGTTGCAGTCTAAGTTTGAGATAAATGACATTGAAACGGCAAAGATACTTTCAGACAAAGGAATATTGGTAAGGAAAAAACTTGACCACGACACCTTATACAATTTAAATAGGTATGTAAAGTTTGAAAATGGAAAAAACAAAAGAAATACTTAATCAGATCAAGGCATATAATCTCAAGGCCAAACTTGAGAATCTAGCGAAAAAAGACGAGCAGAAAAGACCTTTCAAACATTTACCAAAACAATTCTCCAAAGGAATCTTGATCGGCAACATAGCCATAGTGCCAAAGAAAAGTTATGATTCTAGATACGAGTACGTGATCGCAGACATGGTAAATGCCCAGATTCTTTATCAGGGAATAAGCCTCAAACAGACCGCCATCATGATAGCACACTACTTGGCGGATGGCAAAAATGTGCCACAGCACATTCTTAAGGCCGACGAACATTTCAATAGCAAGATTTTTGAAATAAAGAATTTCAAAAGGCTTTTACGAATGGCCGAGAAAGAAAACAACGAACACCAGATTTTTGTGTATGAGAACAAAATTATAGAGACAAACCGCCTTGCTGACTACTTAAAGCACAGAATACAGGACGAATTTGACACGGTGTTCAGAACCAACTCAAATAAATAAAAGCATATGCACAGCCAAGAATTTACAAAACCTATCACAACTGAGAGTTTGGTCAAAGAATTTGAAACAAGGTTTGGACAAACACTAAATCTTGAGGGACTTGCCAAGGAAGAACTCGAAGACATGGCCAACAAGATCAGAACAAAAATTCATACCATAACAGACAACACACACTTTGGGCAGGAATTGACAAATTCACAGTATCAGAAATCACAGGCAATGTTGGATGTGGTTAACCAGGCCATTAAAGAATACGGATCAGGAATATCAATGCCTGACGCAAAAACAAAAGAATTAATACAAAAAATTGAGAGAAACCCTTCTCTCAAAGATATAGAAAAGAAAGCAGTGATCGGAGACCTAATGAGCAAAGAAGATGTAAACGAGGGTGTAGAACAACAATCAGAATTAATACTTGCCGCAAAAGACATGATGGACAAGGTTACAGGTTACCTAGAAGACCTAGCATCTATGAAGACAGAAGGAATGCTGGAACTGGCAGACAGAATCAGAGACGAGATGGGAGCAGACAAGGCAGATGCTTTCACACAAAAAATTGAACCAGCAATCAACAGTGCTGAACAGGCATTGACACAAACAAGAAAAGAATTAGAATCAGGTGTGGCTATCTTGACAGGTGAAGAAACAGCGACAGACCCAATGGGAGAACCTGATATGGACACAGACTTAAATCTAGAACCAGACACAATGAACACTGACACAGATTCCGATGAGTTTGGTGCCGCAGACGCAGAAGCAGGTGGCACAGAACCAGAAGGCAGAGATCAGAGAGAATCAAGGGAAGTGTTCGAAACAACTTCAAGAATTTTTTCTAAACTCGCAGGGAGATAATCCTGTGAGATTTTTTGAATTCCAAGATTCCAATAACAAAGAACTTGAATCGGTGGTTGTCAATACCTTGAACAATCTTAGAGGCGAGGCCGATGAAGAGGGTGAAACTAGTGAAATAAGTTTTCCGGCTCTTCAGCAGATAATCCAGAACACAGGCTATTCCATGTTTAACTACGAGTTGTTTAAACAGATGTATGACGATTCGGAAACCTTGAAAAGCGTGGTTGACGATTTCAACAACGAAAAAATTATTCTAAAGACAGATAAAGAAACAGAAAAAGATCCAGAAATGAACATAGACGATCAGGGATCAACGGACGTGGTCAAAAAAATGGCCAAATCAGCACTTAAGAAGAGAACATAAAATTCACATACATAACTGTATGAAATTCAACCATAAACTTTATAGACTAAATTCGTTGAGAAGTGGTTTCATGACTTACGATAAACTTTACGGTAAACCCTTGATCATAGTTGCCTGTGCCAGCCAGAGCAAGGACATAGAAAAAATACACACCTATAAAAAATACAATGACAGCCACAATATTCTCATCCAGCCCTGTGACATCAATTTCGATGAACCCGGTGACGATTACGAAATCTATCATTACTACGAAAATATGTTGAACGTTGAATTTCCCATATGTGAAAAAATAGAGTTTGAACACAAGTTTTTTCAGGACTTTGGAAAACCCAAAGAAAATTTTACAAATTATTTGTTTGACAAAAAATTAGTGTTCCAAAAAAAATTCACAGGAGAGTTAGATGAGTAAAGTCTTTTGCGACAAACCCTGGAACCATAACTACATCCACACCAACGGCAAAGTAAGACTCTGCTGTACCACGATCCAAAACATCCACAAGGATGACAAATACAAACAGTTTGACATGAACAATGACAGTCTGCATTCATACTGGAACAGTGACAGGATGAAGGAAATAAGAAAAAACATGATCAACGGAAAGCCCACAAAAGATTGCCAGAGATGTTACGAACAAGAATCTAATGGTGTGCAGTCTCTTAGAAGTACATTCGGCATGGAAAAATTTATCAAACAGACTGCCCCAGATGGAACTTATCACGGTGTAGCAGACACGATGCAGATACAAATGGGTAACATTTGTAATTTGAAATGCAAGATGTGTAGCCAGATGTACAGCCACCTTAATGGATTGGAACTGGCCGATATGGGTAAAAATGATCCAGATTTTTTATTGTGGGTCAAAGAACAAGGTGCCGTGGTCAATAATTGGACCAACGAACTTGGCAAAAAAGAGGAATGGTACAAAAACGAAACAACAAAAAAAGAACTGTTTGAACATATCAGCAACAACGTTACTGAATTGAGCATAATAGGTGGAGAACCAACACTTATTCCGGAGTTTTATGAATTGTTTGAAAAATGCCACAGCGATGACACATTGAAAGACAAAAATATAACCATAGTGTCTAACCTCACAGTTATCAATCCAAAAATGATGAAATGGTTACCTAAAATTAAACACTGGAGAATCTGGGCCAGTGTGGATGGAGTCAAAGAACGTACTGAATATATTAGATATCCTAGCCGTTGGCCAACAATAATAAAAAATTTGAATTTCTACAAAGACCAACTGGAACATGGCAATGGAAAAATTACACTGAGTCCGGCAATACAACTTTTGAACATAGATCAACTTGATGATATCATCAAATGGTGGAAGGATTTCGCAGGTGGTGAAATGAATTACAAATTTGACTTTACCTGGTTAGCGACTGTATGGTATCCAAAAATATGCAACTTTGACATAGCACCACAAGAATGGAAAGACAAAGTGGCAGACAAATTAGAGAAGTTTGATCATGACGATCCTTTCTATCAAAATATGATTAAAAATTTAAGAAGCAACACAATGGATAACAAAGAAAAGACAGGTTATATAAAGAGTTTTATGAGGTACAATGATGCACAGGATAAGTTCAGAAACCTCGATAAGACGTGGAGGAAGTTGTTACCTGACCTAGAACAGGCAATGATTGACCATATTTCCAAACACTAGTATAATATGACAATGAAAATTAATAAAGACATCCTTGAACAAAGAGGTATTGTGTTCAACGATAAGTTTGATTACCGAGAGTTGAGTCGTGTAACAAAAAACAAAAAAAGGCATTACGAAACACCAGACGGAAGACAGGTGCCCAGCGTGACCACTGTGCTCAGTGCAACCAAGGATATGACGCACTTGATGGAATGGCGTAAGAGAATCGGAGAAGCCAAGGCACAACAGATCACCACGGAGAGTGCCAACATAGGAACCGTGATGCATCGTAGTCTAGAGAAGCACGTCAAGGGCGAGGACAGGACGCCGGGATCTAATTTAATACAGCAGAAGGCACACAAGATGGCCAACGTCATAATAGACAACGGACTAAACGACGTGACAGAAGTATGGGGATCAGAAATTTCTTTGTACTATCCAGAACTATATGCAGGAACGACGGATCTTGTAGGAGTGTATAAAGGATCACCGGCCATAATGGATTTCAAACAGGCACGTAGATTGAAGAAAAAAGAATGGGTAGAAGATTACTTTTTACAATTAGTAGCCTATGCAGAGGCCCACAACAAGATGTACAACACAGACATCAAGACCGGACGTATCTTTATATGCACACAGAACAACGAGTACCAAACCTTCGAAATAGACGATTATAATAAATGGACAGGTAAGTGGTACGCCAAATTGGAACAATACTACAAGTCCATCCTGTAATAAATAACAACAATATGCCAGTAGTTCAGATAAGTCGTATTCAACATAGACGTGGAAAATCCACAGACCTGCCTCAATTAGCGGCGGGAGAACTGGGTTGGGTAATAGACGACCAAAGATTATACATCGGAAACGGAACTGTGGCCGACGGTGCTCCTGCTGTTGGTAACACCGAGATAATGACTGCTGGATCAAGCAGTTTTACTACAGCATTAAGTTATTTGTACAAAGGTTACCTAGGTGATTCAACTCCTATAGTAACAGGTGCCTCTGGCGATTTTACGAGAACACTGCAACAAAGATTAGATGATTATGTATCTGTCAAATCTTTTGGCGCGGTGGGAGATGGATCTACAGATGACACATCAGCAATTCAAAGAGCAATCGATGAACTCTATTCGGACACAGACGAAGCAGACACGAGATCACACAGAATATTATTTTTTCCGGGTGGAACATACAAGGTGTCTTCGTCTATTACAATACCTAGATTTTCTCATATAGTAGGCGAAGGTCCTGACAGCACAATCATTTATCAAACAGGCGGAAATGCACCTGTCATGGTTACAGAAGATTTAAGTGGAAATACATTTGGTGGTATTTTGAATGCTAGTTTCCCTACCAACATACAAGTATCTAACCTTACATTGAAAAACGGTGAGGCTTATGGTGGTATCTCTATAGACAACGCAACAAAAATGTTTTTCAATAATGTCAAGTTTCAAGGAACATATGCCGCAGGAGGCAGTGACAACTCTAACTCTAAAGCAGTCACAGTAAGATCAACAACGGCACTCACTTGTTCTAATATTGTATTTGAACAATGCCAATTTACAAAATTTGCCAGATTGGTAGATTTCAGTTATGACAGCACCTCCATCAAATTTAACAACTGTGATTTTGACACAGCCTATTACGGTGTGCTAATTGGAGAATCTGTTGATGGATCAACTGCTGGTTTAACTATAGGTCCCAAAGATGTAAAAATTTTGAATAGCCAATTTGCCAACATTTACCTTAACGCTATCAAGGTTGACGCATCTGCCACAGGTGCCAATTCTGGCGTGGGTGAAATAAGAAACATTGTAAGTTTCAATAATTTCTTTGCCAGAACAGTTGGAACAAGAAATGATGGCGTGAACACAATCAATGAAGTACCTATCATTCAATTCAATGCCGACGAGTGTGTGAGCGAACTTGATTATTTTGATATCAGCCAGAGACGTTCAACTGGCTTGAATCCTGTACCGGAAGTGCAGGGAATCGGTATATCAACAAAGCAGATAAAAGAAATCACTTTACTAGACAATCAATCGGCCACCACCACTGGAATTCGTTTACCTGCATTGGCTGGTAAAAAAATCACAGTCAATTATAAAATAGAAAGAGACACTGCTTTCAGAGTAGGTACGCTGACCATTAATGCTTCTACATCTGCTGTGACATACAATGACGACTATGAAGAAAATTCAGATGCCGGCGTGACGCTAACAGTAGAACTCGACAATCTTGATTCCACATCGGGCAATGAAACAGTAATAGTCAAATACGCCACTACCAGCACAGGAACCTCTGCCACTATGGATCACCAAGTGGCCGAAATGGTATAATTATTTTTAATGACATTGTTAATAAATGGTTGCAGTTTCGCAGAAGTATGGCCTGTTTCTAATCAATTCGCTTCCACACTAGGTTGTTCAAACATAAAAAACCTAGGAAAGAGAGGCACAAGTTTTTCGAGAACAATAAGAACAACGATCGAATGGGTGGCACAAAATGGAAACCCTACCATGGTAGTGATACCGATTACTCTGTCACACCGATCAGAACTGTCTATTGCCAAAAAAGATAATGAGTTGGAAGGCACCTGGTTTCCTATACAGAGAAAAGAACTCATAGACGATACGCAGATAAACGAAATAGTAAATCCCGCAATGGTGAAAAACTACATAGACAATTACTACGGAATCATACCAGACATAAGAACACACTGGGATTTAATTTTCACACAAATCATATCGCTTTGTAGTTTCCTAGATTCAAAAAAAATAAAGTACCTAATGTTTGATATGTGTAACGACTTCAAAAAAAGTCATATAGAAAATTTTAAATCATTCTCAAAAATAAAATTTATCGAATCTAACCAAAACATAATAGATATTTTTTCCTTTTGTGGTAATAGGTATATGTGGAATACCATGAATGAATCAGCCAAGTCAAAAACAAACGAGTTGCTACACCATCACGACGCAGAGCAATACAAATGTTTGGAACAAAAACTGCTAGATTATATCAACAGTTGTAACAAAAAATAATCTACGTAGATTAAAAAAAACTAGACAATCATAAATTGTGATTCTATAATAAACTTATTAAACAAAAAATAGTAATTTATTATGGTAAAAACAGTTTCATCCTTGGATACAAAAAATCAACTAAATACTGACATTCTTAACAAGAAATCAAATGCCAATATTAATAGACAAGAAATAAAAATAATGACAAACACCAATACATCCACAATCAAAGTTCAAAAAAGAAACGGCAAGACTGAAGACCTAGACATCAACAAAATACATTTTGTAGTTGAAGAAGCCTGTGAAGGCTTGTCGGGAGTCAGTTCCTCACAGATAGAAATAAATGCCAACCTTCAATTCTATGATGGAATAACTTCCAAGGATATACAGAACGTTCTTGTTAGGTCAGCAAATGATTTGACTACTCTAGACAATCCAAATTATCAATATGCCGCGGCGAGATTACTTTTATATGATGTAAGGAAAGAAGCACACGGACAGTATGAATATCTTCCGTTGTTGAAATTAATATTAAGAAACATACGACTTGGAGTCTATGACAAAGGCATTGTTGAGAAATACACAAAGACAGAAATAAAGAAAATGAATACCTGGATCAAGAGAGAAAGAGATCTAGATTTTGCCTATGCAGGATTGAGACAGGTGGTAGACAAATATCTTGTGCAGGATAGATCATCAGGCACATTGTATGAAACGCCACAGGATATGTATATGCTTATCTCTGCCACACTCTTTTCTGAATATCCAAAAAGCAAAAGGATGAGTTATGTTAAAAAATATTATGATGCGATTTCAACTTTCAAAATTAATATCCCAACTCCGGTCATGGCCGGTGTACGTACGCCTATCAGACAGTTTGCAAGTTGTGTACTCGTTGATAGTGATGACACTCTTCCTAGCATTTTCTCTACTGACATGGCTATTGGTCTTTACGTGGCTCGTAGGGCTGGTATTGGTATCAACGCTGGCCGAATTCGTGGCATCAACGCTAAGATACGTGGTGGCGAAGTTCAACACACTGGTGTCGTTCCGTTCCTAAAGAAATTCGAATCAACCGTGAGATGTTGCACACAGAATGGAGTGAGGGGTGGATCAGCAACTGTTCACTTTCCTATATGGCACCAAGAGATTGAAGACATACTTGTATTGAAAAACAACAAAGGCACAGAAGACAACAGAGTTAGAAAACTTGACTATTCTATACAGTTGAGCAAACTTTTTTATGAAAGGTTTATAAACGATGAAGAAATTACTTTATTCAGTCCGCATGATGTTCCGGGCCTATATGAGGCATTTGGTACTGAGTCATTCGATGACCTATACAAAAAATACGAAAAAGACAAAAAAATACAAAGCAAAAAAATCTCGGCACAGGAATTAATTTTTGATTTGTTGAAAGAAAGAGCAGAGACGGGTCGTATCTATATTATGAACATCGACCATGCCAATTCTCACTCAAGTTTCAAAGACAAAGTTAATATGTCAAACCTTTGCCAAGAAATAACTTTGCCTACTACCCCGATACAACACATCGATGATGACAAAGGTGAAATAGCTCTCTGTATTTTAAGTGCCATAAACGTTGGTGCTTTGAACAATTTAGAAGAGCTCGAAAACCTATGTGACCTGGCTGTTAGAGCACTAGAGGAAATAATAGAATATCAAGAATATCCAGTCAAGGCGGCAGAAGTTTCTACAAAAGCAAGAAGAAGTTTGGGTATTGGATACATAGGATTGGCACACTACCTGGCAAAATTAGGAGTGAAATACGACGAAAGAGATGCTTGGGACGCCGTTGATAGACTGTCAGAAGCGTTCCAGTTTAATTTACTGAAAGCGTCGAACAAACTGGCAGAAGAAAAAGGTGCCTGTGAAGGTTTCTCACACACAAAATATGCCGATGGTCTACTACCAATAGATCACTACAAAAAAGATGTAGACAAAATTATTCCACACAAACAAAGATATGCCTGGGAAAGTCTGCGAAAAGACATTGCCAAGCATGGACTTAGACATTCAACATTGTCAGCACAGATGCCATCAGAGAGTAGTTCCGTTGTCAGTAACGAAACGAACGGCATAGAACCACCAAGAGCATTATTATCAATTAAGAAATCTAAAAAAGGTCCACTCAAACAGATAGTGCCAGGCTATCCTAAACTTAAAAATGCCTACACACTGCTTTGGGATATGCCCAGCAACGAAGGTTATATAAATGTTGTGGCAATGATGCAGAAATATTTTGATCAAGCCATATCTGGTAACTGGAGTTATAATCCTCTCAATTACGAAAACAACGAAGTTCCGTTGTCTGTAATGGCACAAGATTTTTTAAATTCATATAAGTATGGTTGGAAGACATCGTACTACCAAAACACTTATGATTTCAAAGGCGACGAAGAAGAAGACAGACAGCCAAGCGGAATCGAGACTACTTTAAGTCAGCAAGGGGAAGACGTTGAATTGTCTCAAGGTGTAAATGGAGTAAACGGAGTAAACGGGAGCGTCCAATCGGAAGAAGTACTTGATGCTGATGATTGTGATGCTTGTAAAATTTAAGTATGACAAAAACAGTTTTTAATAGAAACAATGTGAACTGGAGCAAAGAACCGATGTTCTTTGGAGAAGACCAGAACGTTCAAAGATACGATGTATTCAAATATCCACAGTTTGACAAGTTGAATCAAACCATGCTGGGTTACTTCTGGAGACCAGAAGAAGTTTCATTACAAAAAGACAGAGCAGATTATCAAGGATTCAGACCAGAACAGAAACACATATTCACAAGTAACTTGAAGTACCAGACACTATTAGATTCAGTACAGGGCAGAGGACCTTGTCTATCGTTCTTGCCATACTGTAGTAATCCAGAGTTGGAAGGTTGTATTGTTACTTGGGACTTCTTCGAAACCATACACTCAAGAGCATACACACACATCATGAAGAATGTGTATTCGGACCCGTCAGAAGTGTTTGACACAATCCTAAATGATGAAGAGATTTTAAAACGTGCTGTGTCTGTGACAGAAAACTACGATAAATTCTCACAACTGGCACAGGATTATTTTGTTAAAAGCAAAGGCGACATTGCAGAAGTCAAGAAACAATTATACCTGGCAATGGTGAATGTGAATCTACTCGAAGGACTTAGGTTCTATGTTTCATTCGCTTGTACTTTCGCTTTTGGCGAACTTAAACTAATGGAAGGATCAGCAAAGATTCTGTCGCTGATCGCCAGAGATGAAGCAACACATTTAAATCTTTCAACACACGTGATAAAAGCCTGGCAAAAAGGTGATGACAAAGAAATGACCAAAGTAATGAAAGGGTTAGACAAAACCGTTATTGAAATGTTCAAAAAATGTGTGGAAGAAGAAAAAGCGTGGGCAAAACATCTATTCAAAGATGGAAGCATCATCGGATTAAACGAAAGATTGTTAGGACAATATGTTGAACATATTGCCAATAAAAGATTAAAGGCATTAGGATTTGATCAGGTTTTCGAAACGTCGGCCACACAAAATCCACTACCGTGGACACAACACTGGCTGTCAAGCAAAGGTATGCAGGTGGCACCACAGGAGACTGAAGTGGAATCATACATCGTTGGTGGTATAAAACAAGACGTCAAAAAAGATTCTTTTAAGAAATTTTCTCTTTAATATTATATACGCGGTTTATTACAATCCATAAATATTGGTATGACAAGACCAATTGCCAGACGAGGCGACAGAGAAGCCGTACACTGTTCTAGACCTTACAGGAAAGGGCACTTTAGATCGGTTTTTTCAAACGGTATTCCTGTATCTGGACACGGACACGCTAACACCGTGCACCTATTACCTTGTAAATGTCCACCCTGTTGTTGTCCACACACCGCTACACTCAAGGCCACAACAAGGTCTGTATTTGCAGAGGGAATCAGAGTGGGTAGGGTAGGTGACCCAACGTGTACATCCGTCGTTCAAGGTTCACCAAATGTGTTTGTAGGAGGTTAGAATGGCTGTCAATCAAGGACTAAAAAATTTAACAACCAACTCTCCAAGTTTTTCAAATCAAGGAACGCAAAATTTAATCAACGCCATCACAGCAGAATTTGTCTTAAAAACAAAAACACTGGCAACCAAAATAGATGCCAGCGATGTGCTGACTAACAGCAACAAATCCGACATCAGAGATTCGATGGATGTGCAGAGTTACCTCGATGTGGGAAGATACCTTGTGGACCTGGACAACCACACTGCCAAGATTTTGACCGGAATTCTCGGAGAACAGGATCCCAATGACGACACACCTAACACAGGAACTTTCCTGGATCATCTACAACAGGTGCAAAGTTTTGTGACCTCTATTCCAACACTTTACGGATACTCCGCAGACTCAATCAACAAAGGAATAACTGGACACTTTGGCACACTTTCGGGAAGCATCGACTCTTTTCTCAACAATGTCAAAACAGCGTCTGATCTAATCGAAAACACTGGCTCAACACAATTAAGCGAGTACAAAAACTCAGTGCAGGCACTCAGCGACTTTATAGACACATTGGGTGATAGTTCTGCTTTTGATGAAAGCACATTCAATTCGCTGTTGAGCAACATTGAAACTAGAGCAAACAATCTTAATAGTGTACTGGCAGGCGGAGGCACGGTCAATCAAAGGCTACAATTGATCGAAGCCCGATCCAAAGTCACTGAACAAATTACTTTGGAAACTACAAATTTAGGAACAATCAGGACCTACGACGACAGTTTGGCTGATCAATACAGATACCTTAACTTCAACGAAAATTCTGATATTAGATCACTGTTAGTCAGAGCCAGTCAAAATTCAACTTGGAAAGAATATTTTGAAAACTATGAAACTAGAGCCAAAAATGACAATCCGATATACAACAATGCTCAATCAGACAGTTCAGAAGAAGAAGTTATAAACACAGTGTTAAGGTTACGAGGTCTTCCAGATGTAACCGATTATGTTGACATAGAATCTGTTGCTCGTAAGGCTGTGAGAGATACACGATTGAGTACGAAACTAGGAAACGCCAGGAAAACGGTAACAAAAATTATTGACGAGGCCTGCACACTGCTCAATATCAGCACTGACAACAAGGATGTATATGCCCGTTCAAAAAGTCTATTAGATAATATGAATAATTTTGACAGGGAAACTGTCAAGGCAGAACTTAACCTGCATAACCAAGTTAATACTCTAAGTTAAATCTTTTGTTGCTCACTTGATACCGTGTCTCTTCGCGTGTTTCACTCTTCCTTTTTTGACGCCCATATAGTATTCTCCAGGCTCGTAGTCCCAGACTTTACCATGGTGTCCTCTTACATCTGCATAAAACATTCTCAGTTTGACCAGTAGTTTAACTAACGGGTTGTGACTTATTTTCATTATCTCGCCAATTTCTTTTTACGTCCCATAGGTAACAGTTGATCCATCTCATACATTCCGCCCTTTTTGGCTTCCCATTGTACTTTGACTGTCTTCAATTTAGTACTGCCCTGGAAACTTTTAACTGCTTTCTTGTATGACACTGCCTCAACTTCTTTGGTCTCTTCTGGAGAAATGAAAATAAATTTACGCATCTTTGTCATACACACTATTTTATCTATTTCCGTTTAAAAGTCAACCGAAATGAGTTGACAAAGAAAAATTTTGTGTTTAAATAGTAATGTAGACGTTGAAATTGTGAGATAGTTTCTACGGACCCCGGTTCGATTCCGGGCACCTCCACCAATATTAGGATTGGTGGCTTATGTAATCCCTTCCGGGGGTGACAAGGTATCGACGTGTTATGAATGCACGATGGAGTTTACCTAGTAGGCACGAAGTAACGTCCAATTTTACAAATGCTAAAACAAGAGCATTAGGATTCGCTGACTTAACCGTTGGCCAATCTGAAATGAGATTAGCGGCCTAGTCCGCTGATCACGGGGTACTGGCAACCACCTGGCAACAGAACGGTTGCCTCCATTAAGTTAGCACATCAAATAAGAACCATCCAGCATTAAATATCAAACAGGAGTGTACAGTCATGGCAAAATCAATGGGTCTTAGCATATACCGAGGTAAGTCTTCTAGGGGAAAAACATCTATATCAAAAAGACGTAGAACAACAAAATTTTCTACAATGAACAAAAGTAAGAAAAGAAGTTGGAAAGCCTATAGGGGACAGGGCAAATAAGTGAGGAAACAACCTAAACACAGGTTGGTTTATTCCAAATTAAAAAAGAAGGCACCCAAGGTACCTGACATTACCTGTCCTGCTATCGATAATGTCATTTCAAGATTAGAAAAACTATCATCAACAACACAACTGTTGACCGAAAGGACTGCCAACGCATTGATAAAAAAATTAGAAAAATTAAGAACTGCCAACGAACTGTTACGAGATTCAGGCATATATTGGAACCAATCTTGTAAAGATTTGATTATAGACGTATATAAAAAGAAAAAAATATAAATACCAAGTATGGCAAAACTTGGAGATCCAACAGATTTTAGTTACAGAGTGAAAAAAGTCACGAAAGTTGTCGACGGTGACACAATTGACGTCATCCTTGATATGGGTTTTGATATCCTATTCGCCCAAAGAGTTAGACTTTTTGGAATAGATACGCCAGAAAGCAGAACAAGAGATAAAGTAGAAAAAGTTTATGGACTGAAATCAAAAAAATTTCTGCAGGAAAAACTGAAACAGGCCAAGAAAATTACTATCAAGACATACAAAGATTCCGAAACAGGAAAGTTTGGTAGAATACTTGGCGATGTTTGGGTCGATGGCAAGTCAGTCAATTCCGAAATGGTAAAAGTAGGTCACGCTGTTGCCTACTATGGGCAAAACAAGAAACTTGTCGAGGCCGCCCACATCAAAAACAGAGAAAAACTATCTAAATAGTTGACGTCATTACCTTTTAAGTTTATAATGTGTCAAAAGGAGACATTATGGAACTAAAAGAAAGTAAAACAAAAGACAACCTGAGAGCCGCATTCCAAGGCGAAAGTGAAGCAAACAGAAGATATCTATACTTCGCACAGAAGGCAGACATTGAAGGTGCCAATGAAGTGGCACAAGTGTTTAGAAGCACAGCAGAAGGTGAGACAGGACACGCACACGGACATCTAGAATATTTAGAAGAAGTGGGAGATCCTGCAACAGGTGAACCAATGGGTAACACCGAGCAAAACTTAAATTCAGCAATCAAAGGTGAAATACACGAGTATACAGATATGTACCCAGGTATGGCAAGAACAGCCAGAGAAGAAGGGTTCGACGAGATCGCGGACTGGTTCGAGACATTGGCCAAGGCAGAGAAGTCACACGCGGGTAAATTCCAGAAGACATTAGACGCCTACAAGGCAGGTTAATCATAGGGCGAGCAATCGCCCTAGAACAAAAGGATAAAAAATGCACAACATAGAACCAAATTCTATAGTCACTATCAAGTTAGATTCCGGTGAGGAAGTAATCGCGAAGTTTGTGGTTGACTTAGAAAATTACATCACTATTGTGAAACCACTTGTGATAATGATGGGACCTCAAGGACTCGCTTTTGGAACTTGGGTTGCCACAATGGATCACGACAAAGATATCAACGTTGCCAAAGAACACATAATGACAATGGGTGTGACAAACAGTAAAGTTCAAACAGAATATACTAACGCAACATCTAGTATCAAACAGCCAGAAAAAAGCAAGATAATAACCTAGTTGACAGATATTAAATCTGTGTTACAATAAGAACAAGAAGACATATTAAAGTAAATGTCTATAAACTTGCTACCTCGGATCCCGCTTATATTCGGGGTAGCACATAAAGACTGCGTACCCTTTGGGTGCTTCACAGTCAACTATAAAAAGGAGATATAGGATGTCAGATGACAAGATAAAAACCCTCAACCAAGTTGTCGAGGAATTTTACAAAAGCGGTGAAGACGAAGTAGCCAATTTCAAAACAAGACTAGCCACAGCCAGAGACAGGCTGTTGGAATTACAGAAAGACCCCGAAATGAAGTTGCCACAGGGTATCAACCTGGTTGAGATCAATGATGATATTTGTTTCAACTATTCTGTACAACGAGATCTAAGAGACGCTCACGTGCTCAGAATCTGTGAGAAATTTGATCCCAGGGTGGTCAGACCAGCATCAGCAGTCAAGAGAGATGGCAAATTTTATCTTTATGACGGACAGCACACTTCTGTTGCTTTGGCAGTGTTGGGATTCCAAGCAATTCCTATGACATATGTAGAAACATCACATCAAAGTTTTGATGCTGTGGCTTTTGAAATACTGAATGACACAGGTATTCTGAGAGCAGGAACAGAAGAAATACATAGAGGACTTCTGCATAGATGGCATAACGATGTCAATGCCGAGAACGACAGGAAAAATCCAAGAGTTAAAACTGCCTTTACAGTGGATACGATATTCAGAAGATGTGAAATAGATCTAGAACCAAAACGTGTTAGGAAGAGTCCTGGCAAGTGTGGTCCTAACAAACATTACTTCTCGCATTTCGATTATGCCTATAAGGGTTTAGAAATGACACAAAACGATGCCGTGCTGGAACAGGTGCTCAAGGGAATTAAAAAGCATTACGGCGACGAGGACGGTGGGGAGATCAACCAAGGTATCTACATAGGACTGATCAAGATGTGGTCTTTGGCCAAAGAAGATGGTGCCACTAAATTTTTACCTCAGGACTGGATTGACAAAATACTTTCTGCTTTGATAAAAGTATGCGGCAGGAACGCACAGGGCATACACTCGGCCGCCAAGAAACAATGGCAACACACAAGAGGTACTTCTTGGGACGCACCGGTGGCAATGAGCACCTTGATGAGAGAGGCCTACCTTTTACAGGCACCAGAGGAAGACCAGTTCAATCCACCTCACGAACCCAAGGTATCAATGGGATTGTTGGCAGGCGATATCTGTACTGATTTTGCACCTTACTGGAAAAAATCAAATGTTTGAACTAGACAGATATATGCGATTGGATCGCGAGCAGTTGGGACGACTGCAGTTCAAAGCGTCTACTAAAATATCTCTAGAGGCCGATTGCCAAATTCTTGATAGATTCAAAAATGATCTATTAAGTGAAAATGTTGACCGAGATGTAAAAGGCAGGTATTTTTATTTCCTAGGTAGGTATTTGAGAGATACACAAAAAGCAAGATGTCCAGGACCAGCACATTACACAGCAAGTGGTGCCACTGACGGAAAAGGACATCTGGAACACGTGATACCTCAGAACAGGATACTCCAGGCATACTTGGACGATCATATTTCTTCAGTTGAAGCGATACATATGCCGTTGTGTCTTATATCAGATGCAGACAAACACATACTTGGTGGAGAATGGCAACAAAATGCGACCTGGCAATTTCCTTTCCAAAGGTATAAAATGGCCGGATTCACAAAGACTATCAAAAATCTACGAGGAGAACCTATCGACCTCCAGAATTGGAGCATAGAAGATCATTTCCGTTTGATAGGTACAGTCAAGGCCTAATAAATACTGGGTATGAAACCCTGGTTTTACAATGAAGGTGATATTATTCCTTTTCCAAAAAAGGACAAGAAAGTATTGAAATTGCCTTCTGTGGAGCAATACGATTCATTTATAGATGGTGTGCGAGATCTACACACCAAATTAAAGGCAGGAAAAATTTCTGACAAAGTTTATTCTAAATTATACTCAGACCTTATACATAAATTCGGTGTGAAGACAGAATCACACGACACTCCTTGGTTTATCAAAGAAAACACACAGGAAGATTCGGACCTAGAAGACCTTAAAAATATTCAACAACAACTTACAAAAATCACAGGCAATAGTGACATCATAAAGATTCACAATGTGAAAGAAACGACTAAACTTCAAAGACCTTTACACCTGAGAGCAGTGCAGAAAGCCAATCCATTAGACAGAGAAGAATTAGAAACAGTTCTAAGAAAATTGCCACAAGGAGGTTCTATACAACTCCAACCGATCACAGATCCCCAAAAACAAATTTCTAACTTTGGTGCAGGCGATCCTTTACAATTTTCTTACAATGGAAAGACTTTCTATATTTTGGCAAAAAAAACAGTTTCAAGCGACTCTGGTAATAAAATAAAAGTTTTCAACAAGAAAGAGTTGACTCCCAGTGTGCTAGGATTAGCAACTAGTTACAATGATAAAAAATCATTGGCCAACGATATCAAAAAAAGTATCGAACAAAAATATAAAGATGATAGAGGTGCGGTGCTACTGCACGTGATGAATAATTCTTTAAATTATTCCAATCAAAAACCTTTGCCTGAAAACTTAAAATATGTATTACAAAACCCAACAATGATGAAGCAGGTGAGTCAGGACTTTGGTGAAGCAATAGGTCCTTTGTTATACAGTGCCACAGGCAAGATAGATTTTCCGGTAGGCAATGAGCCAGTGATAGACATAAAAGTTGGCAACGTGGGTATCGCCATAAAATCACTTTCAGGTTCTGGAAACAGTATGGTCAAGTTGAAAGAGATAATAGATGCTTATGCTGAAACTTTAGACCAAAAAGATGTCAAGAAAGTAGCCCAGGTCAGGACTTTCCAAAAATTAGCGGACAAAAGTATAAATGTCATAGACAGCATAATACAAATTGCCAAGGATGTTGATTCACCAGAAATGACTGCCCTTGAGACGGCTACCAGGAAAATGAAAATATACAATCTCGACCAAATGTTGAAAGCAGTAGAAAAAATAATTTACCAGCAGGGAAAATTATTGCCTTACGATACAACGATGCAGAAGATAGAAAAGATATTGAGTGCGAGCGGTAAGACGTTTGGAATGCCCAGAGACAGAGGCACACCAAAGGCCGTGAGAAAGTACAAACAGGATCCAAAAATCTATGTGGCATATGTGTTGACCTATGGTCTAGGAAAAGGATTGGAAAATGTGATAGTAAATGGCGTGGATAAGGATTCCTATGGCAATCTGCTGAAAGACATAATGAAGACCGTGCAGGCGAAAGCAGGTTTTGTTTCTGTTGATGCCAACGGCATAGTGAAATTCCAAATCAAGGATTTCAAGGATCTTAATTTCAAGTTTGATTATCACGCATTCACTACCAAACCAGGTAACAATCGTCCTGGATTTGTTGTGTTTCCATAGTTGACTTTCTTACCAAAATAGCATATACTAGAAGAATGAAACTTATCAATGGTGATTGTGTTTTGGTTGCTGATCAGATCGAGGACAATTCTATCGACTATCTGCTGACAGATCCTCCATACAACATCTCAGACGATGGTGCCAAACCAGAATGGAAGGACCCAAAGACTGGAGAAAACAAGAACACGATACATTCTCAGAGATTTGATGAAAATTTTGATTCAAATTGGGACTCAGTGACACATCAAGAGTTCCTTGAGCAAATGAAATCTTGGAGCAAGATGTGGTTCAAGAAACTACGTAAGGGCGGTGCTTTTTCTATTTTTATTTCAGATCAATACATCAGCCATCTGTGGCATATAATGGAAGAAACAGGATTCGAACCAAAAAGGATATTCACCTGGAAAAAACCGGCCGCTGTGCCATTCAACAGGAAAGTTAATCCTGTCAGTGGCTGTGAGTACGTGCTATGGGGTATCAAACCCGGCGGACAGAGAACGTTCAATGCATCTGCTGTGGAAGGCACAATGGTTGAAAGATATGCCAGAGCCGACAAAATATCATCTATAGTCTACAGGATGGTCAAGGACAACATAGATAAATCCGTTGATACTGTATTTTCTGAAGCACTCAAAGAAGTGAAAACTATGCTTTCTAAACAAAAAAGAGACGACGACGTGGTGCACTGTGTGATACCAAACACAATAACATTTTCCGGAGGTTTGGGCAAGGACAAGATACATCCAACACAGAAACCTGTAGAACTGCTGAGATATTTTATAGAACTGTGTAGCAAAGAAGGAGACACAGTGTTGGACACTTTCGCAGGATCAGGATCCACGGGTGTTGCCTGTGAAGAAACCAACAGACAGGCAGTGTTGGTGGAAAGAGATAAAAAAATGTTTGATCTTATGAGCAAGAAATTTAATGGAATATTTGTATGAAAAAATTTACAGTTGAAATAAAAGTTGGAGATTTGGTAAATGTAGGCAGATTCCGTAATGTGGAAACAAAAATAAAAAGCATAGAGGTTGACGAAAACGGACAACCTGTTATACTTACAAACAAGGGCAAGAAGAAATTGTTCAGTTGTAGGATAGTAAAATTATCACCGGGTGCCAAAACACCCAAACAGATTTTGATGGAGAAACGTGGCAAAAGAAGAAGTTCTTAATTACACAGGCAAGGTAACCGAAGTGTTGCCGTCGCAGATGTACAGAGTAAAATTAGACAATGGTCATGACATAACGGCTTATGCCAGTGGCAAGATCAAGAAAAACAAGATTAAGATATTACAAGGTGACACGGTCGAGGTGGCTATCAGTCCATATGACCTAACCAAAGGAAGAATTACTTATAGGTTAAAGTGACTCTCATTTTTTTATCATTTAGAGAGACCCTTTAGGTCCTATGC